CTATGCCATCAGACCCGAGTATTATATTACTCATTCTTTGTCATCTCCTTTTGACTTTATTAAACCCATCTTTGAAGGCACATTGGCTTGTACCTCAGAAGATTATTCGCTTATGTTGTATATTACGCCCTGACGATTTCTATTACTACATACCAGATTTAACGCCACAGCAATTTGAGCAGCCCTATCATTAACTTGGTTAGGGATTTGTTTCCAGTCAGTCATTATAAAGTTAGCAGCTGGGTCGATTACAAGCTCAAAATACTTAGTATTAAGAGTATATAAACATCCAGAGTTACACTTTACTGACCAGATTAGTGGACGCCCCTTAAATTGGATGTTATCAAACTGTGCATCACCAAGGGTCTTGTTGGTTATGTAATGTTGTTCAAGAGTGTTGTCCTCAACAAGCTCAAATATGTTCTGAGTAGTAACCATAATATCTGGTTCCTCAGCCCCTTGTCCAAGTGAACAGTTATTTAACATAGTTCTAACACGCTTATCCAAATAGGACGATGCAGGCTCTCCACTCATATTGGTAGCCTGATTTTCCCACCAAGACTTACTTGCAGAATTAATGGTACCAAAAGTACCCCTACTTCCACTAGCTGCATCAACAACCATGTTATCCAATCCATTAATAGCAAGTCCACCGTCACCAGTTCCATCACCAAAGAGTTGTTCCTCCAAGTTAACTGCCATCTCGTCCTTCGCAGCTTCCAGTTCAGTATTCATAATATCTATAATTTTTGCTCTGCCCCTATTCTTAAGTGTTTCCACCCAGTATCTGACTACTGAAACTGCACCATACTTCCATTCATATATGGCATCCGTTAACTTTTCGTCCCTGACTAAGCTTATTGTTCCACCAAGACTCATCATCTTAAAAGTAGAATTCCTTCCATATCTTAATGGAATAACAATAAACTTTCCGCCTTCTTCATGTCTAACTTTGCCTTTGCCTTTAGTTAGCCACATCCAAAGAGCGTTCTTTGTTAATATCTGGTCTATTGCTGTTTTCCTTTGTAATCTCCACGTAGTAGTATAAATATCATCAAGAGCAGTGGTAATATTATCTCCGCTTCTTGTAAAATCAGCCATTTACCTCAACTCCTTATTCTTATATTAGTTTGTCTTTACCTCCTACCACCATATCGAAGGCTTTATTGGCTGCTTCTTTTGGGTCAAGGTTCTGGTCTTTAAAGTCACCAAACTGTCCAGGCTTTTCCGTAAGCGTTGCTTTGCTAACTTCCTTTTTAACCGGCGGTTTCTCTTCTCCTATTGCTATAAGATATGCACGTCTTGCAGATGTTCCAGGGGCATCTTTTACAATCTTAGCCATCTTGTTCAGATGTTTATTAAACTCCTCTTTTCCAAACTCCTTCCTACACGCTTCTATCTGTCTATCTGCATCTTTATCGGCCTGTGTCTGAACCATGTTTTGAATGGTTGCACCCATCCTATTAATGGTGTCACTTTGTTTTCTACCTTGTGCTTCTAAGATGCTAGTCATCTTCTTTAGCGCATATCCAATTGTCTGGGAAGGAGTAAATTCATCTATCTCACTTGCAGGTATTTCCTTTTCCCTTGGGACAACTGGAGCTGGAGCTGGGGCTGGAGTCCCCCTATTCATAAATGCATCTGACGTAATTATCTTATACAGTTGGTCACTTTTAGATGCCATTCCCTCAACACTTCTTGCTAAAGCTTCCAATTCTTCTTTGGAGGCATAATTACCCTCATCGCCGGGAGTTCCTTTATCTTCGCCATTCTTTTCTGCACCTTCCTGTGCGTTTACATCTTCTTCGCTCATTTTTATTTATTCCCCTTTCGATACTCATCTCGTATCTTAATTTTGAATGCTTTTATTATTGCAGCATTTGCTAATTTAACATCTAATGGTCTCCATCCTTTACCTACAAACTTAACATCAATATTTACACTAGTCATATCGATAACAACTTTTTTGCCTATTTTCACATTAGGCGGCACTGGATGCTTTTCCTTCAGTTTCTCAACTTCTTTTGACTTTGAACCTTTCTTCGGTGCTTCAGGAACAGATGCTTTCGGGTCAAGTTTCTTTTGTGCAGCTTTTATAACGTCATCAATATTAGTCTTAGGCACCATTTCTAATCCTGGATTTACAACCTTCGGTGCAGTTGCTTTCTTGTCATACTCTTTCATCACCTTTGACACGTCCTCAGGTTTGATGTTAGTTTTTACTACTTCCGACATATACTTCCTCCTTTCTTCATAAAGTATTCCAATATAGCCATCAAGAACATTATGCCCACAACAGCACCCAGTTGTTACTATTCCTAATGACCACAAAAATTGAACTTCTTTAGCAATACATCTATCAATACATATAGTAGCACTTGACGTACCTTCGTGCCTCCCCATCATATGTATAGGTCTAGGCAACTCTACTTGATTATCATAACTACCTATCTTGACATTTACACAATTACACATCTTGATGTCTTATACTATTTTTATACACTTCCTCCTTTCTAAAATAATCTTTATTTTCACTACTTACTATTATTCTTGCAGAAGTGTCTTTATCTAATTCAAGCGATGCATCATAATTGTCATAGTAAAATTCACTTCTTGAACCATCTATAGAATCAAAGACAGTCCCTTTTGGTATAACAATGTCCTTTCTTAACGTAAGCCTAATCATAGTATCCCCCTTCTTAATCTAACCGTGCTGCATGTACACCATGCTTCTCACACAATTGTTTCAAATGTTGTTTACTCTCCACCATTACTGGTTGATGTGTTATGTTCTCTTCCAGATATGGTATCCACACATGAATGCCAATGTTCTTCTGTGGCTTTATAATTATCTTTGTGTCACCACCACACTCACATTTGATATTATGTCTGTTATCTATGTTAGTAAATTCTACAAACTCTTTACCACACTTTGTGCACTTATACTGGTAATTGGGCATTGTGTTGGCCACTCATTAATGCTCTCTGTAACGCGTCGATTGGCATAGCTTGTTCTGGATTGTTACCAAAACCAGGTCTCGGTGCCAACAGAAGGTCTGGATTAATCCATTCATACTGCTGTAAAAGCTGTCTTGTCATCTCTACTCTGTTAACCGATGGGTCTTGTGCAGTCATTTGATAAAGCTCCTTTGCCTCTTGACGCCTAGTCTGCTGGGTAACTGGCAAAGAGTCATCAGGATTAACCATTATGTCATACTCCCCTTCAATAGCTGCCCCTGTATACTGTACCCAATACCGTGCACCATCTGCACCTATTATGTCAACAACCCTACTTGAGTCTCTCCAAAATGTAAATATGTATTGTAAGTACTTACGACATATTGCAGCGAACAAATCTGCTGTGGCATCCCTCCTTTCATTTAGTCTTATCTGTGAAGCTACTTGTACTATCTGTGCTTCTGTAGCTGTCCTTCTTCCTGTATTAAAGTCACCCCTTTGATTACGTGACGAGCCTAACATCTGCATTACATCTTCCATTATCTGTCCTGTAAGCATTGCAAAATCCGGTGGGACATGAGGTTGCAGCATTGTAATGGCTGTTCGAATGTCATCTTGAGTGTCAACTTGAATATATGGCATTACTTCGCCACTCAAGAACTTTGCAATTTCCGTCTCTTTTAATACACCACGCTTGCCCATTGCTTTGATAAGAGCCACTCGTCTATGTGCTTGTGCCTGTGTTCTTATCTCGTTCATCTCTAACTGCTGTGGTTCAATCATCTGGCAATCTGAGATGCCCCAAAAACCAAACCCCGAGTCATTAAATATAAGTGACTTATATGGAATGCCCTCAACTTGGAGGTTATCTACGTCCTCTCGTAAAAACTTGTCATGGTCCATAGTAATGGCATATACCATCCGTCTCCTCAAGTCTCTAATCTCCCATATCTCTACCCACTCTTCTTCTTCACATAGCTTATCCCACATTTTGTCAGGTACAGAACCTTCCGTATCTACTTGTTTTCCACCCCTCATCTTATGTTCATTAAAAGTCTTTTTGCCACGAAGTTTGTCTTTATTGGTATACTTTGTATCTGCCATCACGTCATCAAGTGGACGCATTACTCGTTCAGCTGTCCATGGCATAGTTTCAATGTCCAAATATCCATAAGGTGTTACAAAGTCTCGAACACGAGTTCGCAAGTACCACGGCATTCCTGGCTTTACATTTACTCGATACTCGATGTTTTCTTCTTGTTTACCAAACTTTGTAAGAGTACCTTCCCCTGGAATGACTGAAGCAACTTTTGCAGTATCATAACCATATTCACTGTCATAGCCAACTTTGCCAACACCAGTCCCATAGATGTATGAGTCCTGACAATTACGTTTAATTTGTTTCTTCACTTCCGTTTCAGTAACTAGCCAATTAAGAACATTCTCCGCTGCCTTTGTCTGAAGCATCCGTCCTGGCTTTCGAGACATGAGAGTAGCACGTGGATTTTTATTATACACGTGAGGAAGAAGGGACTTGCCAAAAGCAAATATAAGATTTACAGGAAGTACTCCCTGTCCCCAATTACCTTCAAAGTACCGTTCAAATACAGGCCACTTAGCTGAATGCCCATACTGTGATTGGTACAGAATGCCTAATTTAATCTTACGCTTCCATTCTTTTAATTGCTCTTCTTTTGTTTCTGTCATTTGGAGCTCCTCAACTTATCAGCAAGTGATTTACTTGTGGCACTCTTTTTTGCACTTGAGTATGACATTGCTGCACACATACTCATAGCTTTATCTTTACCAACAGTCTTACCACTTACTTTGCCTGTCTTTTTCCACAATGATAGACAGTGTTCTATGTTCTTTGATATAGTAGCTTTACTACTTCCTGTTTTGAGAGGCATAACTTCCTCCTTATTTACATTTACCTTTTTTCAGCCCACCTTTAGGTCTGCTTGGTCTGGGGCTTCTTTTACGAGGTCCTTTCCCATCTCTATTAGGCATCTTGGTCCTCCTTTCTTACGGTTCAACCGTTACATAACCTTTTGCACCTGTACCAGCAACAACCGCAACTACGCCATTCATGAAACCGTCTGGTTTACATGGACAGTATACTGCACATCCCTCAGTCTTTATCGCCAGTGCCCTAATAACTGAACCTGTTGCAGAAACTGCGTGGTCATACAATTTGATACTTGCAGCATTTGTACTGTCGCCAGTCAATATAATTGAGACTACGCCACACTGTACTGTGGAAATTACAGTAGTACCTACCGCTAATTCTACTCCTGGGTCTCCCTTTTTCATATTTGTTCCTCCGATTCAAATTTTTTACCACAGAAAGGGCAATACCAAATAGTAAATTGCCCCCAACAAAAATGCCCTACTTCGTCAAATATAATATCTCCACACTCCAGCATATCTTCCATTGCGCCACAACATACATCTTCTACTTCCCGGGTAAGTTTTGTTCTTTCCTTTGTTACTACTTTCATAACTTTCTCCTTTCTGCTTAGCCACTGCCCACCACCTGATGTGACTTCCCAATTGTACAGTACATATAGACTCTGTGAGTCGACTGTATAATCATCCAGATAGATTTTGCGGCAAACTAACCCTTCAAAGTTGCCACTAACCCACCCGCAATTCTTTGTGAGCTCCCCTTTTATTTATACATTATGGATTTCAAAAATTGAATTTGACTTAGTGATTAATTAATTATGTCTTTCGGTGCACCAACACCAGAAAGTTGTTGTGAAAATGGCAAGTTATAACCATGCTTACTACGAAGTTCATCAAGTACTTTTTGCATTGTCCACCCTGTCTTAATTGTTTTGACTTCCTTCGGCGGTTCCATCGAAATTTTAATGGCACCGGCAAGTGCGTCGATGGCATCTACATATGGGCTCTTATCCACGCCCTGATATTCAAGTAATTCTGACTCTAATCCACTCATCCACTTCTTTATCCAAACACCCATTGCTTCAAATCGTGGTTGCATTCCTCTTATGCGATTGTCTTTATTGTCCGTGTTTTTCGGTGTGTCCGCCTTGATGGAGAAGAAGTAGTTATCTCTTCTCATTTTATCCTGAAGGTTCATCCCTATCGAGTCTTGATAAGCCACACTTTCAATGCCTACATACATGGGCTTAAACTTTCGATGAACAGAAAATATCATATCCAAGAGCTTACTAGGTCTGACGCCACGCTCTCTTATACAATCTATTACAAAGATGCGATTGTCAGCC